AAATTAAGCGAACCTGATGTGCCGAGGGAAGCGCGAACAGATTTTATTAATTCATATTCATATATTACAAAGAAAGATGCAAAGGACAAATATAAAGGTATACCAACCGCCAATAATGGTCCTGTGTGGAATTTTCCTAACATCGCCGATGTAATTAAACCAACCTATCCATTAAATCATGTTCATGCGTTTGCCGATAATTCAAATGTAATCGAATATGATTCAACAAAAGACACTCATAGATTTTCTCATGTAGGTCCAAACAAAACTTTTACTGAGATTGATAAAGACGGAAATGAGTCTCAAGTAATTACTGGTGGAAGATATAAAGTAATTGCAAAAGGTGATAATGTTTATATAACAGGTGGATGTAATCTTACGATCGAAGGTGGATGTCGAACCAAGATAGATGGTAACTGGGAGATATATGTGAATGGAAATAAGAATGAAGTTATTACCGGTAGTGAAACAAGAAAAGTTACTGGCAATATCGACATTGACGCAGCAAGGATTGACTTAAATTAATATAAATAGAGTATATGGCAATTGCAATTTCAGATAGCTCGAGCTCGATACGTGTATCAATGCCGAGAGTTTATAGAGACTTACCAATGTCTTTTCAAAAACATCCCGGTACCGGTGATGTTCGCCCTATCGAAGATTTAGCTGCCGTTAAACAATCAGTAAGAAATTTAATATTAACCAACTATGGAGAAAGACCATTTAATAATAATATAGGAAGTAATGTGACTTCTTATTTATTTGAACCAGTAAGTCCGTTTACTTCGAATGCAATTGAAAGAGATATAGAATCAGTTCTTTCAGAGCAAGAGCCAAGAATAAATGGAGTTTTAGTTCGAGTATATGATAAGGCAGATGAAAACGCATATATCGTTGAACTACAATATAACGTAGTATCATTAAATATACAGGTGGAGACTTCATTCTTTTTAAGAAGATTAAGATAATATGGCTACTCAACTCAATACAACTGAATTAGATTTTAAGAAAATCAAAGATAACCTTAAGAGTTATCTCAAGAACTCCGACTCATCATTTAAAGATTATGACTTCGAAGGTTCTGGTCTTAATCATTTACTCGATATCCTTGCATATAACACTCACTATAACGCAATCACTGCTCACATGGCAGTGAATGAATCATTCCTTGACACTGCTCAAGTAAGAGCTAATGTGGTTTCTCATGCCAAGTTAATCGGATATACTCCAAAGAGCGCATCATCATCTCAGGCTACTATATCTCTTAAATTAAAAAGAGATTCTGGTACAAATTCATCTGCGACTCTTGCTAAAGGAGCGTTGTTTACAACTTCAGTGAATGGTGTTAACTATTCTTTTCAAACATTAGCTGATACTGTTTCAAGTAGATATAATTCTACTACAGGTAATTTTGAGTTTGATGAAATTGTAATATATGAAGGTCAATCAAAAACAACAAGATTTTTCTTTAACAATAATAATAATGAAAAGTTTTTATTGCCTGATAATAATATTGACACAAACACTTTAAAGGTAATAGTAAAAGATTCTTCAAGTGCTGTTAATAGTACAACATATACCGAGTTTAGAAAAGAATCTATTGTTGATAGTAGTAGTAACATTTATTATTTAAATGAAAACTATGATGGGTTCTATCAAATTGAATTTGGAAATGGTACTTTAGGAAATAGACCTATTGCTAATTCTATAATTGAGTGTAGCTATTTAATATCAAATGAAAGAGAACCAAATGGCGCAACTACATTCGAAGGTCCAAGTTCCTTTCCGGCTAACACCTCTCTTGCTGAAAGTGGAGGAATCGTTACAATATCAAATGCAAGTGGTGGAGCAACTAAAGAATCAATAGAATCGATTCAATTTAATGCACCACGATCTTTTATATCTCAGAATAGAGCTGTTACTCTTGCAGATTATGAAGTAAATGTAAGAGAAGCTATAAGTGATGTTCAAGATATTGCAATCTACGGAGGCCAAAGTTTGAATCCACCGCAATATGGAAAAGTATTCATATCTGTAAAACCGCAATCTGGTTTATATCTTACAGAAGGTCAGAAGCGAACTATTTTAAATTATCTAGAATCGAAAAAAATTGTTACAGTCATACCTGAAGTTGTTGATGCAGACTATACTTTTATCTATGTAAATGTATCAACTAAATATAACTCGAATAATACTTCATTAACTAAAGCTCAACTTGAAAGTGAGATTAGAGAATCTATTAATACATTTAATAATAATTTCTTACAACGTTATGGTAATAATTTTAGATATTCAAAACTATTATCTAGTATTGATAATACTAATGAATCTATATCAGGTACCATTGCTCAGGTTTATGCATATAAAAGACAGGCTCTAATACCTGGTTCTACTTCTCCACTCTTAATTGATTTTGGATTTCAATTTTTAGGAGATGTTAGTCAGGCTGGTTCATTTATATCATCAACTGGATGGACTTTTGGAGGGCGAACATATTACCTTGAAGATAAACCAATAAGTGGTGATAAAGATAAAAGAAGAATAGAAAGATATTATTTAAATGATAATAATGTAAAGGTTATTGAAAAAACAAATATAGGATTCCTTTATCCACAAACGGGCAAGATAACTTTAGAAGCTCAACCTTCAGATGCTGAGACATTTGTTGATATAACAGTTATACCGCTTTCTTATGATATACCAGGGATTGAAAATAAACTATTGACAATAGACTTAACTAAGTCTGTCGTAGTTGCTGATAATAATTTAGGTACAAAGAATACTGGTATAGTTTCAAGTTCTTATGTAGTGGCACCTGATGCTCCAATGACATCTGCTGGATATAATCCTACAGCTTCTGGTGTATTTGTTCCTCATACAATGTATGACCCAGCAACCGGAGTTGCTTATTATGCAGGAACGGAAGCATTACATTTACAATATTCTGCATTGGGGTATGTCCATTACATTCCTGTAACATCTCAAGGAGCACAACAAACTACTACCATTATAGACCAAGCAACACAAACCGCATCTGCTCCAGTTGCAACGACTACGACGACAACTTCATCTACTACATCATCGACAACTTCATCTACCACATCATCGACAACGGATTCATCTGGTAACGGGGGTAGTACATATACACCACCAAGTAATGGTGGATATGGTTATTAATAAGGGTTAAATAATGAGGGGTCTTGAAAAAATAAGGATTGATGAGTTAGTTCCTGAGCAATTACGAGATGTAGCTCAGAATCTAATTGACTTTCTTAAAGTATATTATTCTCAAGATGTTAATCCTACAACATTCATTGAAGAAATAACTCAAAGTAGAGATATTGATAGAGTTGCATCTGATGCCTTTCTTGAAAAGTTAGCCGAGACTATTGCTAAAGATGTACCCGATTCGGCGGTTGTTCAAAAAACTTTTTTGCTAAAGAGATTGGTTGACTATTATAATTTAAAAGGTACTAATCAATCAATTATAATTTTCTTTCAGTTATTCTATGATAAACTTGCTAAAGTTTATGAACCCTGGTCTAATGTTTTAGAAACATCCTCAAATAATATTGGGTCAAATAAGTTAGCTAGAGTACGACCATTAGAAGGTAAAGATATTTTTGAATTAGAAGATAAAGAGATAACACTTGAAAATGAATTTGGAGTTATTTTAGCTTCAGGCTATGTTCAAAGAATTACTGTCGAACAATACGAAGAAATATTATATACTCTTCACTTTGATTCAGGTTCTACTACAGGATTATTTACACCTGGGTTTAATATTATTAATAATGGAAACATATATGGTACTACCGTTGAAAGTCTGCAATCTATTAATATAGTAGATGGTGGTAGTGGATTTGAAAAAGGCGATATATTATTTTTAAAAGATAAACCTTTTACTACTTTTCAAGCTAAAATTATATCAACCGATGTAGACGGAAGAGCTTTAAAGTTTGAGATTATTCAAAGAGGAAATGGAACAGGGCCTGGTGAAACCCGCTTTATAAGAAATGACGAACCTTTGGTTTATCAGCTAAGAAAAAAAGATGGTCGTGTTTTAAATCCAACTACATTAGGTGCTGGTGTTGCAATGAATTTAAGCTTAACCTTTTCTACTCTTGTTGATGATACATCACAAAGTACAAATAATAAAGGACTATTATCTGATAATATTGTTTTACAAGACGGAAACTATTATAATAAGTATACTTATGAAATTAATGTTAACATTCCATTCAATGAATATAAAACTTCATTTCAAAATTTAATTCACCCAGTAGGTTATAACCTTTTTAATAATTTAAAATTAGAAAATATACCACCATTACAATTTAAAGAGCGATCAAGTGTTACCGAAGTAAGTACAGTTGGCTCAGCTAATTTTTTACCAGGTGGAACTAATAGATTATATTCTTTACTTGGGGCTAAGATGTCAGATGCTACACCCGATGAAAGAATTAACATTTCTCCTTACATGGGTTTAAGTAGAGATAATTATAGCGGATATCAGTCACCTTATCAATCTATTTCTCAAACTGCAACCGGTGCTTTTCCTTATACTCCTCACAAATATTTAAATGCTGTTACTGGAACCGATGATGCTGTTGCGGAAACTGCTGGTTATTTTATGGAAGACTTTGTTAATCAATCCCCAGGTTATAGAGAACTTATCGTAACAAATTCACAATTTTCTGTTGCAAATGGAAGATACTTACCTGGTGATTATTTAAGTCCGAGAGTAATCGGAACATTAAATGAAAATCAATTTTCAACAACTTTTAATGGAGAAACATATGAAGCAATAGATGTTCGTACAGATGGTGCTTTTGGTGATAGAAGATTTTATTTAATTGATGATACTAAGTCAACTTGGCCCGTTATTTTTGGAACTTATCAAGGTAAAATAATAGTAACAGGTGCAACCAATAGTACATATAATCGAACATATGAAGAGGTTACAGGTACTGGAATATTTGGAAATACTACCGATGGCGGATTTTCTATTCACCCAGATGGCAGATGGAAATTCACATACGGTGGTAATAATAATATTTTTTCTACTAACTCAAATATTGATTTCCTAGATGCTGATTGGACTGGTACTTTTATAAGTACAGAAGGTTGGAATATATCTACCACAGATGAAAGCGGATTTCCTTTTAAGGCTGTCAGAAATGCCTATAAAGAATCATACCCCTGGGTACGATACTATACTTCATTAGCTGACCCGTCAACATTCACATACACTGAGAGCGGGAAGTGGCCATCTTTTATGTTGAATCATACATTAGCTAAAACATGGGAATACAGGGCTCCGTCATCTGATGCAGCCGAACAAACTCATCTTCAAGATGGTCTTGGAAACAATGTTCGGTATGTAATGACTAAACCAATCGATACTACTAACCCTGAAGATATTAAACAAAGTGATGTTAATGTTGATGGCTATACCTCTGGAGCTTTCACATATTACTCTGGTGG